TCGGTCAGGACAACTAGCGCAAGTGGCTACCGGTAAAGTGCAGATGCTACAGGTATAGGTCGTTATTTGTTTTTCCCTGCTCCCCCCGCAGGTGCCGCATTGACAGACAGGGCAGGGTTCTTCTTTTACATGCTCTATACCCTCTGGGCAAATCTCACAAAATTCGTATCGCCCGGGTACCCAATCACCAAAGCACATATGAAAGACTTTAGTTCCCCCACAGGTGTCGCACAGATTGTCATTTCCTTCCACCAGATCACCCCTTGGCTTCACCATGTCGCCGGTTACTTCTGTCACCCCGTTCCAGAGGCTCTCAAAAGCGTTCGCCCGGCTGGATAGTTCAATCGCTTTGGAGGTTATGTCCAAAAGCCTTTCCTTTGAACCTAAAGCGGCCAATTCTTTCAATAATTCAACCGCCTCACGCGGGAACTCACCGCGTAGGTGTGGCTTGAAACGAGAAATGATATTTGCGGTTACAAGGTGGTTAGGCAGCCTCTCATCGAAAGGGAGAGAATCCTGGTAATCCAGTTCCTTTTTGATCGCGTGTTTAAGTTCGCTCAGCATGGTCAGCCTCCTTTAGCATAACGTCGGCTTGTTTAAATGATAGTTTAGCAATATCGCCGCACCTACGCTCAATATCCCCTCGGCCTTCAATTGTCGTAGGATTTGCTAGCATCCCCTTCATCGCTTCGATAGCGATATACTCACGCTTGGTCAGGCCCGGATCACCAGTGGACCTTACATAGCCACCTTCTCCCTCTCTATACGTTTCATTAAAGGGCTGTGGAAACACCGATTGCTGTCCATTATTCATCTGTTACCTCCTTCACGAATTTTCCGCCCTGGCCGTTGCAGTCAGTGCAATCCTCAGAAACGCCATGTGGTTGACCTTCGCATGAGTCGCAAGTTTCCCAGCGGTAGCCCTTGTCCCGAATATACAGCATACATTCCTCTTCAGCAGACAGCGCATCGCGTTCATCTTGATATGGGCGAAATAAATCTTCTATCAGTTTATAACTCGCGTTCCGGTCGCCGGGCCAGTTGGGCATAGTTTTACGGATAATTTTACGATATACCCCTTTTTCTTGATCTGCTTTATTGGGCGGAACTCCATGAAAGTCGCCTGATTTAGCACAAGGCTCACATATATCCGTCCACCCCAGCAACTTGGCGATAAACCGTTGGATTTGGTCTGGTGTTGGCCTATTCATTAGTATAAATCCTCGCTAAATAGGAGTTCATTATCAACTTTTACCTGGTTTGATTTAAGTGCTATTTTCATTGATTGGCGTCGGTCATAATAATTGCCTCGATCAGTCATAAACCCTTGTGCAATTCTGTGTCGCCTTGTACGCCAAAGTCCAAAGCGGGTCTTTGCCCGCAGGACGACAAGGGTCAGTATAGCATTATGATGCCTCCGCCCACAAATTACCAAGCCAGATTCGATGTTCTTTGGTTGATGTCCGTATTCCTTCCCGTTTTGCCAATGGATAGCCGCACAGATAATTCGTTCTGGTGTTGGGTTCATTTGGCCTCCGGGGCTATACGTCTGTCGGTTTCCTTTTTCCGCTGATCTGAGTACCAGTTCAACCATCCTCCAAGAGGAGCGTAGATCGGGACTGCTGGCTTCCTTCGCCCCGGCCAATATAGACCGCTTGTATATAATACCTGTCGGCGGTCAATCGCAGCACGTTTGTTCATTTGGTGGCCTCGATTAGTTGATCGATTTCTCTATCGATTGCTTGTTGATCTGCAAATATTACAGTGACCCCCCGAAGTCTGTTTTTGGCCTCTATTAGGATAAACTGTTGACCATGTTTTACCCGCTCCGCCATCTCAACACACACCGGGCAGACTACTTCGTCGCCAACGACTTGCTCGTACCCCATAGAACTATGTCCACAGGCTAAAAATGCAACTGTCTGATGTAAATGAATTGTTTCTACCGTGCTCATGGTTTTTTCTCCTGTTGGGCTGAGGGAAAATACATCCATTCAGGCAGTTCTCCAGATTCCCATTTCTTGGCAATTTTCACAGCTTCCATGTCAGGGTCTTTGATCTTGTCGCGCTCCATAATTTTGATCCAGTCAGGACCATATCTGCCATAGGACAATGCTTGACCCCAGTCCATTGCCGGGCCTTCTCCTTGAGTGTGAACAATACCTCCGTGCTTTTTTGCCATACGGCCTATCCAACGTATAACGAAATCGGTTGTCCATAAAATCATTTCTACCATCATTTCCTCCCATGTGTCTCACCGCGTGATCTTGCGCGGCCTAACCTTGATCACCAAAGTCAGCCTCACTATAACTCAAGTCTTCTTCTGAGTCGTGAACGTTTTCGTCAAACTCATTAAACACCACATCCGGTGAGTAATAAATTTGACACCAAGTACAACTACTACTATCATCAGGGCATTTACAACGACCCTCAAGATAGTTGGCAACATAGACTCTTCTGCTTTCATTCTTCATTATTCACTCCTGTTGGGCTTCTATAATACTAATCACACTTTTCGTAGCACGTCTTACCTCAAGGATATTAACTGTATTATACGTAGCTGCTATTGTAGCAAGGGCGTGTAACCTACGCATAACCTCATACTCTTTTAAATTATCAGTGCAGTTTTCACAGTAATTGTGAAAGTGCCACTGCCCACAAATGTCGCAAGTACCTTGTGGGTCTTGTTCAATGTTAGCCACTTACATTCTCCATTGGGATGGTAGATGCTTTTATAACCATAAACCACCAGGCCCTTACAAGTAGAATCCATAAAGGTGTAGGTACAACTATAAGTATACCTATGATAACTTTATCTCTTTTTGTTAGTATCATTACTTCTCCTTTTTATCTAACACCAAAAATGATAAGTTTCTCTCTATATACGCACCTGTCTTTTGATGATATATTAGAAAGTTAACATTCCCATGTAGGCGTGACATAATGCCAGTAGCTATTGCATTTACCAGCGCAAGGCCAGATAATAGTATGAAGTCTTCCTTACTACTATCCTTCAATATATCGGCAAATTCTAGGAATATAACAGATGGAGAATACCTACCAATGCGCCCTGCATATGACAATGGCACAAGCTCACCAAATCTTTTTGCGTCATTATAGTTATGACTACCTTCATTGACAATGTAAACCTTAGGCATTATAAATTCCTTGTTATATTTAAGATGTTCCATCCAATTATAACCGAAGCAGCCATATCCATAGCTAATAGTCTCCAACTTGGGTAATCTCTACTAACATTATGCAGTACCTGTAACCAGACATTTTTATACTCCAAGCCTGGCTTCTTCCGCTGTCACAATACCAGACTTGCGCCCGACAGGGCGACCTGATAGTTTCGCCATATGTTTTAAAACCTCCTCGAAATCATCACTCTCATATTGTATGAAGACGCAGGAGCATATACAAATCTTTCTATGTTCTTGAGTGTCTACCTTTCTATAATGGCGTATCTTACCTGAGCCGTTACAGCCTAATTTGCAATTAGGGTTTGGTTCTAATACTGCTACGAATACTGACATTAGGTTTTACCCTTACTTATGTTATTAATCTTAACCTTATCACAGTCGATCCTATACCTTGACTGAATAAATCCAATATCAGCATTTCTCCACCAGTAACCTTTTAGTACACCATTAACAGCAGCACGTGCCCACTTTTGATTATTCGCATCGACGGTTAGATTAATGGTAGCTGTTATGTTATACTTGGGCATAGGCTAATCCGTTAAACATGATTAGTCCCTGGTATATCCTTCTCAACATCAAGTATTGCATCTGGTATATCTAGGAGTACGCACATCTTAGGTATCAAATCCTCAGACAATTCCTGATACTTCGTATTTGCAGACAAACCTATAAGTTTCTCTCGGTGCGTCCAAAGGGCATACCTTCTTTTATCAGTAAAGTACTTCCCACTGCCTATATGAAACTTCTCCCCTTCAAGTGTGATACATTCTATAGCACCCAACTTAGCAGTCGGAGTTTCTATGACGTCTAGTGGCCCACCAAGACATTCACACTTGGATGGTGTACTATAACAATCTCTACATACCTTTGAGACGCCCTGTTTCCAGCCGACTATCTTATAACTGCCTTCTATCATCGGCTTGTATTTGAGAAGGTCTACGCTCCGCTTACGGACGTATTTAGCGGCAAGGTTTCTAATGATAATCCCTTCATACCCACGAGCCATGAATACTCCTAGGAACCTCATAACTTCGGTCATGTTAGGCACTATGTAACCTTCAAGGAAGTTGATATGAGTGAGCTTAAGCAGCTTAGCCCTATCCTGCAGTCCATTTATAACTGTGAATCGTGATTGCTGGTCAAGTGTATCATGGGCTAAGTCAAATATGGTGTATTTGATCTTATCCCTTTCAGCATGGACTGTAGTTGTACGCCTGACTATGGCGTTAATCTTTTGATGCGGCATACCATGAATGTATAGTTCACCATCCAACTCAAGGTTTTTTATGTTGAGTTGTAATAGTTGCTTACCAATGTGATTGACTGAAGTGATGGGTGTAGCACTACTGCTTAGTAGTATAACCTTCCCTTCATTATCAAATACGGCCCGGCATCTATTACCGTTCAGTTTAGGTTGGACTACAACGGGCTTAGGCATACGTCTAAACTTACCCTCATCAAATTTGTATGCAAGCATGATACCTGTTCTTTTAGCCACTAGTTTTCCTCCTTGGTAGGGCGCGTAAGTTTTGTCTACACCAATGATAAATAAGGTTAGCTTTATCACCATCTATATGGATATGTATACCCATACGATCTGTTGGTTTATCTCTTACATGTATTACTATAGCATATTTCCCTACAAATTGTAATCCAGTACTACCTAAAACACTCCAAGGACCAGTAATCTTAACCCGATCACCTTTTCTTAACTCTCTATAAGCCATTACTTATGCCTCCTGGTTTAACTTTTGATACTTTAACTCAATTTTAATTTGATTACTGAGACAGGTTTAGTAAAACCTTGAGGTATATGAAAACGCTTATGTGTATACTTCTGAAATACTGATGAACAGTGCCCACTTTTTGCTCTATTTACATTTATACGGAAGCGGTTATAAGGGCGTGTCAATACTGCACCTTTCTTTAGTCTTAGTTCTTTAACTTGAAGGTGTCCCCCCATTTCTAAATGTGGCAACTTAAACACTCTTTCATGAAGGAAGCATAAATGCAAAGAAGTGATTCCATATTTACTACACATATCAAAAGTATTAAGTAAATCTGAATCCCACACCCTCAAAAAATATGATCCATGTGTACTTTTTACTATATAGAACTTCTTCATTACTTATTCCTTTTTAGTTTACTTCTCGCTTTTGCAATCTCTTCATCAATGCTGTATGATTCCTCAAGATGCCCCCATTGCTTAGCAATATTAAGAGCACGTCCAGGAGCCTTCTCAGCTATGGCTTTGACTCTTGAAGACGTAGCTGCATCCATGCTATAAACATACCTTACAGTATCAATAGCAAATATGACAAACCTAAGGCCACCTTCCTTGCGGTCGCCTAGATAAACTACGCTTGACATGACCAGCCTCCTATGTATAATATAGTTAGGATAATCGCTAGACTCATCCATAAATATCTGAGATAATAAATGAACAATAATACCATAGCTAATGCTGCTCCACACAATTCTAATAGTGTATATATAACCTTCACATTTCGTAGCATTTTATAGCATCCAAATAATTGTTTGTAAAGTTAAAAAGGAAGGGGAGCGGTTAAACTCCCCTTCCTTAGGTTGCGGACTATGATACGCCCATGATATCCTTCAAGATGGATTCCTTCTCAGCCTCAGTTGAAGCTGCGGCATACCGCTGCTTCATGATGGCTAACGGATCAGCAGTAACACGGGTCTTCTGACCAGGAACCCAGTCAGTCAACTTCCCTGCAATGTCCTCAGGAGCGACACCTGCTAAGCCATGAACACGTACTGCGTTCTGGAGTTGAATCTTGGCTGCGGAGAAGTAATTGGAGAAGACTGCTTCCTCACCAAATGATTTAACCGCCTCAGCAGTTGTTGCACCGAAGTCAAAACTGACCTCAGTTTCCGCATATACCGCCTTGCCTTCATCATCCGTAGCACCAGTATTCCACCTGGCTTTTACGGGTGTTTGTTCACTCATTATGAACTCCTTGTTTTACTGTTAGTCACTAACTGCAAATCATCTTACAGTTATTCACTATATTGCATAATGCAACGTAGTAAATTAATAGGTGGGCATGACCTGGCGTTAGCCAGTTATGCGTATAGCGAAGCGTATTTCACAACTTACCTCGTTGATAGTTAAAGAGCATCACACCCACCTAAAGGGTGCCTGAGAGTTACAATCCTCATACCATAGCAGTTATGTTTACGTAACTGGCAATCATAACCCTCAGGCCGTTGAGACATCCCACACAATGTTTCAAAAAACTTGCAGGCGGCAGCGTTACCTCGGTTGTGGGCCTTACCTAGGTACCCTGTCTCTCAGAATACTACCGCCTGCGTTATGCGAAGGTACGGGCCAGGATCAACGTATGGCCATCCTCTCCAGTCCCACTAGCCAAAAGCGAGCCTTCACAATGTCTGAGCAGATGGCCGGATTCCCCACCCGGCACCGTACCACCATCATCACTTTGGCCTCACCCAGCTGCAGTCACTAGTTATTGAGGCTTTAGCCGTGTGCTTCAGCACCCCTTCATACACGAGTTTCGCAGTCTGCACCTACTCCTCGATTTAGGGTCTTACCCGGCACTGCCGTGCCGCATCTGCTCAATTCAAATAACATTTGCCTAGATTCTCCAAAGTAGGTGGAAGGGTTCTAGGCAACCCTTAGGTAGGACACAACGTAGGTTGAAGTAGGTGTCCTGAAGTATTATTCATCCTCATCCAGTTTAGCCTCCGCCTCAGCTATCATCCTGTCTAAATCTGTTTGAGGTAACAGCCCAGTTGAAGCATCTATTAATGAGTCAACTGCACGTTCATTACCTATCTTCTTGGATAAGGCTATTAAGTTCCTTCTCCGCGTATTAGCGAATTCTATACCTATCTGAGCCAATATTTCAAGAGCAGTAGCACTTAACTCAACCCGAGTTGCAGCGCCACTGCCTATAAGTAGTTCACAATATGCTTCTATGATTGTTGATACAAGGTGACTCCTAGACCTGATAACTATACCGTGCTCATTGAGCACCTTAGCTATCGCTGCTAGTGACCTTACATCTACCCTACCCTCAATGACGATTGTTCTTGCTTTTTTAGAAGTCAACCTACTGGCTCCTGTTAAGTGTTATACATATTACTCCGTCATGTATGAATTTACAGCCGTTTTGACCCGGATGCAACAATTATTTTCGATCTCGGTTTTTATAGGTGTATGGTTTTGTAGATCCTTTTAATATCTCCTTAATCCCTCCGGCAGTTAACTTTGGTCATAAAGGTTTACCATACCCTGATGAACTCACAGTTATGATCCTACTTCTTTTTACACCTTCCACTTTGATACGTTTACTACCTTTCTTGATAATGATAGTCAAACTGAATTCTATGGTGTCAAGATGATTTAACAAGTCAATAGCCTCTTGAACCTTGTCTTGTGGCATTGTGTTAGTTTGCATAATTATACTCCTTTATTCCTCAAGTCTATGTAATTAGCCTTAAGCCACATAGTTATATGATCTACCATTTTCTCTGTACATGTAAGCGTCATGTATACACCTACACGAGTACGCATGGTACTCAAATGGCATAGGCCTAACTTCTGTAATGCGTCTGAAAGTTCACGATCCTCCTTATTGACAACACAGTTGCCGATGCTAATAAGGCTTGTTACTATTTGGTGTAGTGTTTGTTTAGTCATACCATATACCTACGAATAGCATACCCATGATAAGGCCTAACATAGTTAGTGTAAATGGTGCATCTTGGGTATAATTAGAACCACCATACAATAGAAATGCTAGACATATTATTACTGTGAACACAACTAAGGTCTTTGCTATTTTTTTAAGTATGTCCATTTTACTTCTCCTTTTTTATTTAGTCTACCCAGATATAACCTTGTTCTGGTATATCACCTATCCGCTCCTCGTCTTTTATCTCATCTGATTTAATAACGAGAATTGTAGACAGCTCACAGTATTTCTCAAGAGACATGTGTTTCCTAATGAGCGGATAGTTTTGTGACAACTTATATCCTTTAGGAATCTTTTCATTTTCTTCAAGATATAAGTGAGTTTTTATAACTGGATCGTCGTTCATGAGCAGGTGAGTTTTAGGGTCTTTAGGTACCTCAAGTGACCTGCACCCTCTATGATAGCCAGTAAGTTGTGCTAGGGATTCTTTACTTGTGATAGAGTAGTCCTCACCACAGCAAGTGCAAGATATTCTATCGGGATTATGACCGAACCTGTTATAGAATACCTGTTTGGCTTCATCTTCTTCTGCTTCTATAAAGATATGATAATAGGGTGGTTCTTTAGTACCCCCGCCGCTATGCATATCCCAGAAATGTGTCCACATTTTACTTCTCCTTTTTATTTAGTTCAATCTGTGCACTAAATACCCTCTCTACCTCAATCACATTATTCTCTGTAGTAATCCTAATGCGCTTGAAGTCTTCCGCTTCAATAATATGAGTAAGGAAGGGCCAAGTAGCTACCACCTGCGCAATGGCTACTGTGCATTCCAGTTGAGGCATCTTACCCTTTGTGAAGCTTACGTCAAATAGACGTAATGGTGCTCGTTCAGGCATCTTATATTCAGGATAGAACTTTTTCTGAAGCATGGCTAGGAACCTGTCAAGATATTCAACCTTCAAAGGTACACCGTTATCAGTTAAGAAGGTGACGCCCTCATTGTACATATCTTTAAATTCCTCCATGAAGCCGTACTTGGCTCTGAAGTACCCCTCGATGAGTTCCGTGCAGTGTCTGCTTCTAAGGTTGACTATATCATCTTCCTTAATTAGCAGTGGTTTGATGGGTTTCATAAGATGGCCTCACCTCCTGAAATTTCACATGAGGGTGTGTCTTCCTAATGTGAGACATTTGCGCCCTGGTATTAATAACAAGTGAGCCATCAATACTACCAATCCATACACGTTCATGGAGTTGGCCTGCTACTTTCCTGGCTTCATTTATCATGAAAGCTGCGCGCTTCTCTGGATTTGAAGTACGTGGCTCATGTATTCTCATGTGAGAGTCCATCGGGACAGTTGCAAGTTGACCGTTGAGTGTACGCCTGAATATCTGCCTTTTACATTCAAGGTCGTTAGCCATAGGAACACGTTTTCTATGTTTCATTTGTTTTACCCCCTCTGGGTACAGGGTATAACCCTGTGCTTACACGACGTCTACCCATTAATAGCGTATTGTCCTTATGTGGATTAGCCATCCAATATATGACATTACGCTTGACCCTTCTAGCTAACTTCTTAGCCCTTATTTTCCTGGTCGAGAATCTAGAATAACTCATACACCCCTCCTTATGTCATGGTAGATCAAATGTGCATCTGTCGCACTCATCATGGGCATGTCTTCATTACCCATAGCATGTCTTATGAAGGACAAGCCATCTCCAGGTGTTAAAGACATAACCACTCTATTAAATGCTGTCTTAGATATGGTGAACCTTTTTTAGTTCAGTATACCTACGCATGCCAGGCCTATTGGTTCTACGCCTGCCTGGTCTTTTACTTATGATGTCAGTGTAAGTACTCATGTGATCTCCTTAAATGATACTTTAACTTGCACAACCTTATATCCCGACTTCTTTAGGGGCGCCCATTCGCGTCCACGTTGCTCAGCATATGCACCTTGCGCGGGCTTGTTTACTACTGTAGAAGTGCTTTAACATAAAACCTCTTGGTAGTTTAACCGCCCACATTACGACTACTTTCATTATATAACTCCTGTGCTGTTAGTCATACCCCAACTGAAATCCATCACACATTTGCAAGTATATATTGCAAAGAGTTTCTGTTCATCTATTGGTCCACTAAGGTTCTTTTGAAGGTATGCGTATAGTTCATCCTCATTCCAAAGGGGAACTATTTCCTTTACCTTTGGTTTAGAGACAGGCCTGTCTATCTCATTCTTATAGACAATTGCTACGTATTTCATGGTTACTCCTTTGGTTTGTTCTTCTCCATTTGAGGCTGTTGACAATCCTTGCAAACATAACCGCTTGACTTGTGGGCCTTAGTCATTCTAGGTCCTGATACAAAGTGGTGATGCTTATCTATACTCACCTCACAAGGTGGCTGTAATACTCCATGCTTGTAGGTCATTATATTACTCCGATTGTAGGATCATCAATTTTTGAAGTTAAATATGGCCTGGTGGCCAAACAACTCCCTTTGTAGATTAAGTAAGCCTCGTAAATTGTAACACCTTTGCCACTACATTCAACCAATGTATCATCCAAAGGTGGTTCAAATACTATAGTTGCTATGCAATGGTCTTCATCTGCTACCATAGTAAATTTGCCTTGAGCTATTTTCATATCATACTCCTATACTATTGTGACTGGTAGCAATAAATACAACTACCAACCTATTAGTTTCCAATGTATATCTCCCGCATGTATGAATTTACAGCCGCCATGCCACAAAGTCAAGCTTTATTTTACACCCTATGTCGATATAGAAGCAGCGCCCACTGCCTTGCATTATGCAACACAGTTGACCATACCACTACCAACACCACATATCACAGTATCACTTAGCACCAGCGCTAAACACACGGTAGACCATAGTCTATCTAAGAGCGGGTGTAAGCATCGTAGGTCATGTAAGTAACGTAGGCGTACCCCTACCCACCAACCATAAATCCGTGGTTTAGTATGTATCATAAGTCAGTTATTGAGTTCTCTTCTTTGGTTTTTTTTTTTTAGAGAAAGACTTACTAAGACCACACGTAAATGACGGGACATCTTCACACTTTCGACTAAACACACAAAAATGTTCAATGGATAGGGGTATACCTACATACAATACATGACCTACATTGCATACCAATGTAAAAAACACAACCGGCCTTATTTAGTATGATATGGCAGTTGTGTTGGGCAGTATGGATATAGGTGGATATGGTACGTATAATAAAAAAAATGACGCCCCAGGTGTAAAGCCTGAGGCGCCATTTATCCGGGGTTAGTTAGTTTGATCGTGGACTAACCTGTCTTTCACGATTGACAAGCAATCCTTGATAGGTATGCCGGTCGAATCATGGAGTAGTTGGGCCTTTTGTTCCACCGTATCGGCTGCTGCATACTTATTGCGTACAGCTTGCTCCGGTGGTATCGTTGGGCCTTTCTTGCCCAGGTCGTTGACCACGATTGTCAACTGCTGTCCGTCACTGTAGCTGGTATAATCAGCTCTGATCAGGTTCTGGACAATGATAGCTAACGGGCGCAATGCTATCTCGATCACATCAGCTATTGTCAGCCCGGTGAAGTCAAACGTAACGAATACGCGTTTAAAGTCTTTAGCTGCCTTTGCAGCTTTATCCTTCGCCACGTTAAACGCATGTTTGAATGTTACACCGTCGAGCTTAGTTTCTAGCTTTAACATGAGATTGACTCACTTTCTATTGATTCATTGTTGGGATGTAATGGTATTGACAGCAGCTTGATAATATGTAGCTGTCGCATATCAGCTATGTTGTTGTCGTATGCACGACCAACCCGTAGGCCATAGCTGGCTATCCTAGATCGAAGTGGAAGCTTACACTTTACATCTAAGTCATGTCAATGAACAGGAGCTTCGTCGATGTCAGCTGGATGTTACAGATATATATTGGGGCAGTCAAGTACTATTTCACTTTATATACTTTCAAACAGGTGTCCCCGTCGTGAAATAATTGGACGAGATATATATTTGAGCTGCCCTTGTGCCAATCAAAAATCGTGCCATACATACTTTGGGCTTTGTGGAGCCGGATCAGCTTGTCAACCTCAGCTTGACATAAAGGCGGCCCTAGGGGGGGATCACGACTCCACGCCACGCCCACAGGTAAGGTAACTATACGTATATACTTCTTATACCATGTTTTTAATTGTTATGCTTTAGACGTCGGAGCGACGTGTTTGATGTCTATGTTGCATAATATCTTCTTTTTAGGACGTATAGTGACTATGTTGTATTATGCAACACAGATAATGGTATAACTTGTAAACATTGTTTTTAATTGTGTTGCTTGGTAGGTGGATTATGCGTATATTATGGGTGTACAGGTGTATTTTCTCATTTCCTTTAGATAATAGGCGGATATTATGGAGAGTGAACAAGGTCCAGTTGGAAGAGTTATTAAACATGGTTCTCAGCAGTATACACGAGTTGAAGCTACTGATGAACCAGGGCATGGAAACGCTTGTCATCATTATCGCATTGTAAATGCTGATGCCTCTAAAGATGAAAAGTTAATATTCAATGTTATTAACTTTCAAGATGGCCCTGTCAAGGAACATGGAGTAAATGGTATTCATAATGAGGACTTGCTTGTGATAGTTGTTGATAGGCTTGAGGGTTTTCAAGGTGGTATTCATGCTTGTCGTGAAAATGCTCTTGCTTTGACTAAAATACAAGAAGCTTTACATTGGCTTAACCATCGTACTACCACTCGACAACAGCGTGGTGTAGAAGGAACACATAAGATATAATGGGCCGTTTACCTTCAAATGTTAGACATTATGATCTTCAAATACTTCAGGAGAGGCATAAGGAGATATTACGTCGCTTAGCCCTTGGAGAATCCAGGGAGCAGGTGGCAATTATGCTTGGTATTACACCTGCTGTTGTCTCATACACTGCTAATAGTTCACTCGGTAAGGCTCAATTAGCTGTATTGCAGAATGGTAGGGATGATACAGTTAAGGAAATTTCTGAACAAATCAAAGACCTACTCCCACGGGCAATTGAAGTTATGGACGGTGCTTTACATGGGAAGATTGACCTCGATGAAGGTGCAAATGTCACGATTGGCCAATCTATCAAAGCCGCTCAGGATATATTAGGCCGTGGAGGTCATGTTGCGCCTACTCGTGTCCAAGGACATCACCTACACGAGCATAAATTAACTGCCGATGATATTACGAAAATTAAAGAGCGTGCTGCCGCAGCCGCTCAAGTAAATGGAAACCTCGCAAAGGCCGAGGTAATCGATGCCGAGGTAATTGAACCCTTAAGGTTGGAGGATGGAAATGCAGAAGGTTCAAATACTATCAGGAGTCCCGAACCCGACATATCAGGTAGTGGTAACTGACGTTGCCCAGCAACTTGCTCTCAATGCCATTTATAAGAGGAATCTTATAGTTAATGGCAGCATGTTACTTGATGCTAGTTGGGCTAACTATGGTTCTCCTGCTGTAAATGCCCAGAGTACTACTAAGTTATATCGTGGTACTCAAAGTCGTAAACTTACTCCAAATGCAGCTAATGAGGGTATGCAAGGAGATGTTTTCCCTACTGTAACGGGTGAGAAGTATCGTTATACTATACCCGTCTACCCCGATGATGGTACTGTTGTTAGTATTATCATTAGAAAAGGTGACGACAGCGGTGATCTCTTCACTGAAACAGTAACAGGCCTGACTGAAAATGCCTGGAATGTCATTCATAGAGAGGTTGTCGAGCAGGCTGGTGGAGCAGGTGCGTATTTAGTGCTCCATTCAGGTGCACAAACCAGCGGTGATTTCTACTTCAGTGATATATTTGCTTCTAAGGTGGTCCGTGGAGGGTCACATGACCTTGTAAGACGCGCTTTACGTGCATATATCACTGTTGAAACACACGATGTTAGATACGCCTTTGGTGGAACAGTACCTACACCCGATGCAGGGACTGGACTTGGCCATTTAGTAGCTGACCCAGCCATTATCACCCTTCAAAACTTCGATCAGATTAGCAGCTTCCGTTTTATAAACGATGTAGCACAGTCGGCTGGTAATCTACAAGTAACAACTGAATTTTAGGAGGTATTATGCCTAAAAAACTACCAGTACTACCTAAAGACTACAATCCAGGCCTTATGGATCGTATAACACCACATTTCAGAGCGCGGGAACTATGGTGCCCTCACTGTCATGTGTTACCTACAAAGGCTTTCAGTGATATGCTTGAAAGTTTACGCGTAGCATTCGGTAAAGCTATCAATCCGTCTTCAGTGTATAGATGTGAGGTTCATAATAAGGCTGTAGGCGGGTCAAGATGGTCTGCTCATACTTATTGTAACCTATATGATGAAGATAATGGCCCTCTTGGTGCTATTGACATCAAAATAGTTAGGGCAAGGAAACGAGACCGTTTCATCCTATTACGAGCAATATACACACTTGGCTTCAATATGGTAGAAATAGCAGATAAGCATATACATGCTGCTATTGTACCTAAAGGCCATCCTATGTATATGAAGCATTACTCTGGTTTCAAGAGTAAATAATGACTTGGAGTAAACCTGAACAGGTTATCATCAAAGGATTAAGTGATTCTGTCAAGACGATAGAAACTGCTTTAGTTGGGAACATTGAAACCAAAGAACCAGGCATGATTGACGATCTACGTGATACTCAAAAGGATGTAGGTTACATCAAAACCAAACTTAGGGAAAACAAGAAACAACATCTTGTACTATTTGGCACTTTAGGAGTCGTAGTGGCTGTGATTGTCTATACAGCCCTAGGCGGTAGTCCTGCAACTATTGTCAGATGGTTTGGAGATGTAATCGCAGGGAGATTATAATGTTTAACTGGCTTAAGGCTATTCCAGTCTTTGATAGGATAGCATCATGTTTTGTAGGTGAGGATAGTCACAAGCGTACTATGGGTTTCGTCTACATGATTATCACATCGGTTGTATATCTTCTGACAGACTACATGGACGCCGATTTGTACAAGAATCTAATGGGCTTTGGGGTCCTCTGGACAGGGACAGCGTTCTCTGCTAAGATCTCAAAACTGACTAAATCCGTACAGGATATGAAGGAGACTAAGTAATGGTTAATAAATTAGGCATTGTACATATTTCTGATTTCAAGTTAAGGGGCTTTGTACAAGCTTATGTCAGGCGAGCGGCTTGCCCAGATATTAATGAACTAGTATTCGAAGATGAAAATGTTATAGAGAATACTCTTAAGATAAATATTAGGAGCACATTTCATACTAGTGTTGATTTCGCGTTAGATAATCTTCGTGCTACCCAGGATGCAACTGGTACTGCGGGTGATGATGGGATAATAATCTTTAGTACTGATGCTCACGGCCCAGCATCATTTGTAGGTATTATGGCTAATGCTGTACATCCTACCGACCCAAGTGGTAATTATTACAGACAATGGCAGGGTATATGGCAAGAACCATCTGCGGCTGAGACTATAAAGGCAGCTGAACTTGGGCATAATTTTGATGGAACAGGTAACTTCGTTGGTGGGTTATATGCGTCAGAGGATATATCTCCTGACATCTCCTTGGTCCTAAATGATATTCTTACCATAAATTGGAAAGTTTCCGTTGGCTAATATAACCAGAAGTTTAGCTGATGTAGTAAATATACTAGAAGTCTTCACAGCTAGAAGTAGTCATATCACATTAGATTTAGAGGAGACTATTAGCCTTGCTGATGTCTTTTCTGAAATACATACGCTAAGGATTATCAAGACCTTATTGGATAGTGTAGGATTAACAGATGTGTTTACACCTATCATTAACTTTAGCCAGGTTAAGAATCTAGCGGATGTACTAACTTTATCAGATATTATTAATACTGAAAAAAGACCTACACGGATTCTTAATCTCATTGACAATTTGGTATTATCTGATATATTTACATCAGAGCAGTCAGATCGATATATCAAGGTTATCAATGAAGTACTAACCTTGATAGATACGCTTGTTAGTACTCATACTGAACACTTTAATGCTAATCGAACAGATAATGTGGGAGTTTCTGATGAGTTAGGGATACAATATGGTATAAAGGTAGCACTTCCTGCTAGCGGTGGTGGCATAGGTCTTATTGATGGTGCATCATTAACTTCTTTTCAGGCAGGTGCTGTTGGTAATTTAACTATTGATCTGGAACCTAGCCATATATTTTACAAGTGGGATTTTTCAAAGGCGGGTATAGATAATATTTATAGTCCAAGTACCACTATAATAGTCCCTATCGGTGGTGGATTAATAACACCAATACTTATTGATACAGATGATCTTGTAGTTGATTTTAAAACAGCTGTTTTAATAACTGACCCTAGTATATATACACTTATTAAAAGTTTAGATGGTGATTCTATTATTACAACTGAGGAAACAAAACTTGCTGGAGATGCTGTGACTAGTGCTAAAGAAGATATCGTAATAGAACAAGGGGCTACATTCGCTAGAATTTTAACGTACAAAGATTCAAGTGGTAATCCTGTTGATCTTACTGGATATACAGCAAAGATGCAGATTAGAGAACACTTTGATTCATCAGATGTTTTAGTTACTGCTGATACATCTACTGGGGAGATTACCCTTGGAGGTGTAAATGGTACTATAACTATTATTCTACTTGCTAATGTTACTGACATATTAGACTTTGTATGGGGCTATTATGATCTTGAGTTATACCCAGCTGGTATATCTATCGCAGCAATTAGATTATTGCAAGGTGTTGTGAAATTATCTAAGCAGGTTACTCAATAAATGATTGTTCTACCAACATATCCTAAGCAGCCACTCGACCCGCCTGATCATTTGTTAGAGCGGGTTGGAGTAGATAGTGAGCTTCAGGATATTTTAGTTGATTGCTACAGGTCAACTGAGTTATTTGCTGCGACCATATTGCATGAGCGTTTTTACAGGCCATTTGATGGCTTGCATCGTCAGATCTTTGAAATCATTGATGATCCTACAATACGCAAAGCAGCCATTGCTGCTCCCCGTGGAATAGGTAAAACATCTATCACAAACCTGGCTAAGCCAGCTAAGGACATATTATATGATGATTGTCCTTATATTGTTCCAGTAGGCCATTCATCTACCAACGCCGTCTTACAATCTGAAAACCTGAAAAAGGAACTCATGTCTAATGAGATGATTCGTAAGATGTTTAGGCCTATCAAGTCTGATGTATTCAGTAAGGAACAATGGGTTGCTAATAATCATATTCAAACTTGTGTTATGCCACGTGGGGCTGGTCAGCAAATTCGTGGTCTACTATACGGCAACCACAGACCTAACATTATCATTGTAGATGACCTTGAAGATCCAGAGCAGGTAGATAGTGATGAACAGCGTAGGAAGAAGAAACAATGGTTCTTCGCTGATCTAATGAACGCTGTTGACTTAGGACGTAGAGATTGGCGTGTCATAGTCCTTGGTACTATCCTACATGAGGATTCACTCCTGGTCGATCTACTTGATGATCCCAGATGGGAATCTATCTGCCTAAGTTTATGTGAGGCTAAGACTGACAGGGAAACTAACAAGGTTACTTTCAAATCATTAGCCCCGAATTTCATCCCTGATGAGGAAGTTCAAGAAATCTATGAAAGTTATAAGTCTCAGAATCAGGTAGGTACCTTCTATAGAGAACACATGAACATCCCGGTCCCTGTTGAAAATGCTAAATTCAGGGAGGACCAGTTTAAGTATTACGGTACGGATGATGATGTTGACTATACGATAACCGAAGATGAGCTTTCAAATGATAGGGATTGCATAAATGCTGTCCTTATTGATCCTGCGAAGTCTATGTCTCAGGAGAGCGCTGATTCAGCTATAATCGGTGTGACATTTAATACACTTACGAAAGGCGTATTTGTCCGTGATGTTATTTCTGATAAGTTCTTCCCTGATCAGATATATGCTGAAGCTTTTGACATGGCCCTTAGGATCAATGCCAAGGTTATAGGCGTTGAAGTCACAGGCCTTAACAACTTCATAATCCACCCACTTAAAAATGCTATGCTGGGTAGGGGATTGATTTTCAAGATAGTTGAACTTAAAGCCGGTAGGGGTACAGGTGGGCCTCGTTCTGGCAAGCTGATAAGAATAGCATCATTATCTCCTTTATACCGTGGAGGTTTCGTCTATCATAATAGGAATTGCTGTGAGCCATTAGAACGTCAACTTATGGCATTTCCTAAGTCCAAGAAGTGGGACATTATGGACATCTTAGGTTATATCACTGCATTGATGGATAGTGGTGAGTTATTCTTCAGTCCTGATGATGAGGATAACGATGATGATGCTATTGCTGCTGAGATGGCTGAGATAGAAGCCATGCAGAATGATGGTCCGTTAGAATTTGGGATTGCTTAATTGCATAATGCAACGTAGTATACTATGCCTATAATTACAACAATAATGCCGTCAGGTGAAGTTTTCAACCATGATGATGCACTGCAACCAGCAGCTATTCATACGACAGGGACTTTGCGTGCTGACACTGCTCCAGTTGACGGTTCTGATATATTACGTAAGGATGATCTTGGTAGTGTTGTTGCTCCTGTTGGTGCACAATATGTTGTATTAGCAGTTGATGGTGATCTTACAGATGAGCGTGTATTGGCAGTTAATACTACTAACTTATCCCTTACTGATGGCGGCGCAGGTGGTAATGTAACTATAGACACTGTGCAGGATATAGATGCCAGCGCTACGCCTACTTTTGCAGGTATGACCTTATCTGCTATACCTGCTGGTGTTGATGATACTGTTATTATCTCAGTTGGTGGTGTACTTAGTAGAGATGAGATTGATAGTCGAGTTTGGGGTAGTTCGTTGGTAGATGGCTCTGGTTCTGCTGGACGCGTATCTAAATGGAGCGACGGAAATACACTTACTAATTCAATAATCCGAGATGATGGAACAGATATAGGTATAGGTATTGCTCCGTCTTATAGATTTTCTGTTGGCTCCACCGACGGTTCAGACCAGATAGGAATTTACCACAATAATACGGATGCTTATTTTACAACGACTGATGGGAAATTTAGATTTGAAACAGACGAGGGGACTAATACCAGTACCTATATCTCTATAAGGGGGAAGGGAACGGGAGTAGGTCTTCTTGATATATATGATCAAGATGATTCAGTATATGTGAGCCTCTTTGCGTTATCCAATATAGGTTTTATATTAGTGAATGGCGGTGAGCTGTGGCTACAGCATACGGCAGAGCATCCTGCAACTTTTTTTGCTGGCGCAACCGAGGGGGAGACGCAGGAATTAAAGATTTTTGGGCATAGAACTGGGGATACTGCCCACTCTTTACAGATTGGTGTTGGTATAGACGCAGATGATACAGTTAGTTTTGATGGGGTGAGTAATTATTACTTTGATGGCAACGTAGGCATAGGGACTGCTGTGCCTCAAGAATTGCTCCATGTGGGAACAGGAACAGATGGATCTGATATAACGGCAACTGATTTATTAGTAACAAGAGCTGGTCCAAGTAATCTCTCAGTTAGAGACAGCACGAATAATGTTGAGACATTTCTTTTTGCTTCTTCTGTTGGTGGAATTATGGGAACTGTTACAAATGACCCATTAAACATTCAG